GTATGTTAGTTATAGGCAATGGTGAAAGTCGTAAAGACATTGATATAAATGCAATACCAGGTATTAAGGTAGGTTGCAATGCGATTTTTAGAGACTATACTAACATTGATCATATTATTTGCGTAGATAAGCGTATGGTCAGTGAAGCAATTAAAGCAGGTGCAAACGTGCGTAGTAATATTTACACAAGAAAAGATTGGTTGCTTAGATTTCCTAAAAATGAAAAGATAAGACAGGTACCTAAGTTATGGTACAAAGGTACACAAAGAGCAGATGATCCCTTTCAGTGGGGCAGTGGTCCTTACGCAGTCTTGTTGGCTGCAAAACAAGAAAAGATTGTAAAAATGATAGGATTTGATTTATATGGCACAGATGGTAAAACAAATAATATCTATAAAAATAGTAGTAATTATAATTCAAGTGACAAACGTGCTGTTGATCCAAGATATTGGATACATCAAATAGGGAAAGTATTTGACTATTATAAAAATACTCAATTTAAAATATATAATAACGATTTTGTTATGCCTGAACAGTGGAAGTGCTACGTTAATATCAGCATCCATAAAATAAATACAATATAATTAGTTGGTGATCCATAGACACCATTTTTAAAAAAAAGCCTAGGATGGAAAAAATTTGAAGAATAAAAAAATTGAACAACAGGTTGCTCGTTGGGATCTATACGCAAAAATAGCCCCAACGATTTTTCTTTTGGTAAGTGCTGTATCCCTCACAATCGGCATAACCTCTTTTGACACAATGTTTAATATCGGTATGATTTTATTTGCTTTTACCGCTGTGACTTGGTGGTTTTGGACCATTATAACTGTTAAATACGTTATCAAGACAATGTCGTCAGCAACCAACAATTTAGAAGAAGTAAAGCAAGACCTTAAAGAAATTCGAGAGGAGATTAAAAGTGACACCAATTAGAATTATATTGTTAAATATTCTAAGCGGACTAAGCCTAGCCATTTGTATAATATTTGGTGTGACTTACATGAGTTTTAAAAACGCACATGTTTTCCAAGATATAAAAATTGAAATTGTAAACAATCCTATTACAAAAGAAGATGATATAGAATTCCACATGCTAGGATATAAGCCATATGAGTGTGCTAGTACGGCTGTATATGGAGTAGCATATGCAGAAGACGGCAGTCACAGTTATGATTTAAACGCATTTACAAGACAATATCTTAGAAACACAAGACCAGGAGAACTAGTGCCAAACGTGTTTAGCATGGAACGTCCTCAAGATATGGACGTTGGTGGAAGATACAGAGTTACCATGTATGGTGATTTTATTTGCAACCATTGGATATTTAAAGTTCCAAAAACAGCAGAGTATAGTAATATTTTATTAATTATAGAACCACTTGACACAATGAACGACTTATAGTATAATAATAATGAGGACTAAGTGTTCGTCCCTCGTTAAATATTCCGGCACTAATTAGCTAAGGAGATACAATGAGTTATTATTCGACAAAAACATATGGACACAATATTGGACTATCAGCAGTGTTCCGTCAACCAAATGCAGATCACTCACACTGTCATCTGCTACATGGTTACAGTCTAGCATTTACATTTACATTTGGTTGTGATTATCTAGACAATAAGAACTGGGCAGTTGACTTCGGCGGACTAAAGCCTTTGAAGGCTTGGTTAGAAGATAAATTCGATCACAAATTGTGTTTAGATAAAAAAGATCCTTGGCTTGTAAAACTACAAGAACTTGAAGAACTTGGATTAGCAGAATGCAGAGTGTTTGACGGTGTAGGTACAGAGAAGTTTGCAGAACATGCATTTAACTTTGCAGACAAACTGATTCGAGAAGCAACTGATAATCGTTGTTATTGTGTGCGAGTTGAGTGCGCAGAACACGGAGCAAATTCGGCTATCTACGAGAAATAATGAATTACATTGTTTGTCTAAAACACGGCACCAAGTATTCAGCTGACTACGTCAATAGGCTTTTTGCTATGGTAAGTCGTAATCTAACTATAGATTTTGAATTTGTCTGCTTGACTGAAAACGCAGACGGATTAAACAAAAAGATTACGCACTTACCTTTGTTTCTTGATCCTAGACTAACAGGTTGGTGGTATAAGCCTTACTTTTTCAATCCGCATATTGGACTTGAAGGTACACTGTTATACCTAGACTTAGACGTAGTTGTATTTGAAAACATTGACAAACTTTTTACTTACAAGCCTAACGAGTTTTGTATTATACGTGATTTTAATCGCCATCAGAGACAAACATGGGACAGAATGAATAGTAGTGTATTTAGGCTAAACACAGGCGACCATGCATATGTGTACGAAGAGTTTATAAAAAATCCACACGGTGCGAGGCGCTTTCACGGAGATCAAGATTGGATTTATTCTAAGGTAAAGACTAATTTTAATTATTGGCCAGACGAGTGGATACAAAGTTATAAGTGGGAAATGCGTGGTAAACCAGATATGGTTAAGATACACGGCAAACGTAACTTTAAAGATGTAGGTGAACCTGTTGTATTACCTGAGACAAGTATTGCAGTATTTCATGGAGATCCTAACCCTGCAGATTGTAGAGACCCTTGGGTAATAGAAAGATGGACATGAAAAGGCTAACAAATTACATTGCCTGGTATAAAAAATTACGTAATCAAGGATATAATAGACTTGACAGTTTAAGTTGGGCAGTGTATAATAGTAAACATTATACTATTGAAGGCATATACAAATGAATGATCTTAAATTTACAAATGCAGGTGACTTTTTGAAATCGCAACAACAGCGTATAGGTTTTGCATGTAAGTACATGGATCCTGATCAATCGCAGAAGAAGAAACTACTAGAAGAAAGACAACGTCCGCTAAATACTCGTAGCACAACAGTACAGTGGCTTAATAGACAAACACGTGATGTTGCTGAAGAACGCTTGTGGGACATTATGGTCCATAACATTGCGTCCTACAAAAGGTTGATTGAATATGTGGGATCTCTTCCACTTGAACTTCGGATGGTTCGACTCGGCTCTGATGTTCTTCCTGTTTATACCCAGCACGAGTGGAGTTATTATTGGAAGCATCCTGACGTGGTACAATATGCGGAAAGAGAGTTTGCAAAAGTCGGTGAAACGGCAAGAGCCCTTGATGTCCGGCTATCGATGCACCCGGGTCAATTCACTGTACTTGCAAGCGACAACCCCGAAATTGTAGATAGGAGCATAGAAGAATTTGAATATCACACCGATGTCTTGCGCTGGATGGGATACGGCAAGACCTTCCAAGACTTTAAATGCAATGTCCACATATCAGGTAGGCAAGGTCCAGCCGGTATCAAAGCCGCACTTAAACGCCTATCGCCAGAAGCGAGAAACACCATCACAATCGAGAACGACGAAAACAAATGGGGTCTCGATAGTAGCTTAGAACTAGCAGATGACGTTGCTCTTGTATTAGACATACATCATAATTGGTGTAGAGAAGGGGAATACATTGATCCTAATGATGATAAATTCCTACGTGTTATGGACAGTTGGCGTGGCGTTCGTCCTGTCATTCATTACAGCGTTAGCCGTGAAGATTACCTTACTAAACATAGACGAGATGTTAAACCAGATTTCTCGCAACTATTAGAACAAGGTTGTAAGAAAGCAAAACTTCGGGCACACAGTGATTACATGTGGAATTCAGCTGTTAATGATTGGGCATTGAGCTTTTTACCTTATGCAGATATCATGGTCGAAAGCAAAGCAAAAAACTTAGCAAGTATTGAACTATATAAATACTATAAGGAGACAAGTAATGAGTTACTTAAAGAGCATGTACGGACGGAACAAGTCACCAAATCCTACGTCCCAGCATTCGGATAAAAATCCCAATAGAGTGTTAGGCGGACTACGTGGGCAGGGTGTAGATACGATGAAAGTACTAGGCGAAGATGGTACTGAACATACTATACCTAGTACAAAATATGTGCAAGGATTAGAAAATAAGTTGCGAACTACAGAAGCACGATTAACAAATTTAGAAAAACAAGTAAGGAGAATGGGCAATGATTAAAAATTGGATCAAAACAAAACTCGACGAGCGTTCAACAATGGACGGAATTCTTATGGTTGTAGCAGGTGCAGTTATAATTATATTTTCAGGATTAGCACAAGCAATTGCATATGGTGCAATAGCATATGGCGCCTATACTATTTGGCGTAACTAGAGTTTACTAATAGATAAATTACTTGAAGCAGATATATTCCATATCTGCTTTTTTTCTATCCCCTTCTTCTGAGCAAATTTTTTACTATCGCAGTTCTTACATACGTGAAAGTAATTATTACTCAATCTAGCAGGATCCATACTTCCTCTACTACGAATAAACTCTGTATCACAGTTATCACAGCGTAATTGAACATAGGTGCGCTGTCTTGTATATTCATGCATTTTACCGCACTTAGATGTACGGCTGTGCCTTGTTTGTTGTTTATATTCTCTTATATACATAACTATATTTACATTAAGATTATAAAAAAATACGATAAATATCAATAAGAGAGGTAAAAACTATGAGCGTATGTACACTTACTCCAGCAGCAGAAGCACAAATTAATAAATTATGTGATGAAAATGAAGTTTATGGCATTAGTCTAAACATTAAAGGCGGTGGCTGTGCTGGGTTTGAATACGAATGGGGCTTTGTAAACTTACCTAATGAATTAAATGATGACGACGAAGTTGTAAAAACAGCAGAAGGCTGTGCTTTTGTAATTGGATCGCACAGTTTAATGTTTTTAATTGGCACAGAAGTAGATTATGTTAAGAGCATAGTCGGAGCAAACTTTGAAATTAATAATCCAAATGCACAAAGTAGTTGTGGATGCGGCGTAAGTGTAAATTTCGATATGGATGCAATTCCACAGTTTTAAGGATAGGATAAAATGACTAGACAAGTAGTAAATATTGGTGTAGAGGGCAACGACGGTACAGGTGATAGTATCCGTGAAGCATTTAATAAATTAAATGAAAACTTCCAGGAACTTTATGCTGTATTTGGACAAGGTGGACAGATTGGATTTAGTTCATTAAGTGATACACCTAGCACACTAACTGATGCACAAGGAAATGGTAACTTACTTGCTATATCATCTAGCGACGGTACTGCAATAGATCTAAGGGCATTAGAAGTTTCAGGACTAACTGTTGATTACACTAGTGATCCATCGAAAATTAAAATTACAAATAACGGAGCAGCAGTTGGTAACGACATACAACCAACATTAGGTGGTGACTTAGACGGTCTTAACCTATTTAGTATAGGTAGAATTGCTATATCTGCAAACGCTGCTACACAGTTTAACAATACACACGGGCTAACAGGTACACCAGACGCAATATCTATTGACGACTTAGTACCTGACAAAAAATATATTGACACAAACTATGCAAGTATTGGCAGACCTATTCCAGTCAGAGATGAGCCAGTAGATGCAACAGAATATACATTAACTATTAGTGCAGTGAACGGATTAAATGCAACTGTAACTGCACATGGTTTAAACCAATACAGCACAGGCAAACCTTATACTTTTGCAGGGACAACAGCTAACGGGCTTACCAACGGTGTTACCTACTATCTAAAAGTTGTAGATGAGGATAACCTACAACTATTTACATCTGAAGCTAATGCGTTATCGGCAACAGCAGCGTTAACCCCAACAACAGGCACATTAACAAATAATAACTACGATGAAGATATTCCAGGCTTTTACTTAGATAACGAAGCACTGCCACGTAAAAATGTAACCAAACGTTCAGGTGATAAAATGACTGGTGCATTGTTATTACATGATCATCCAGGTTCATACTCAGGTGTAAATAGTGGTGTAGAAGAAGACTTCCAAGCTGCAACAAAGTTTTATGTGGATAATACAAGTTTTGCAAGTACAACAAATATTTACGTTAGTACACAAGGCGACGATTTACAAACAAATACAGCATATGATAGAGTAGGACGTTCACCTAGTAGTGCATTTAAATCAATAAACAAAGCAGCACAACTAGCGGAAGAATTAATTGCAACCACAAGAGCCCGCCCGGGTCCTTACATGCAAACTATTACATACAACACAGTATCACCTGCAGAAGTTACAGCTAAGGGCCTAACCAATAGTGCAGGGTATACTAATATGTTTGCCTTGCTTACAGACAACCGTCAGTTTATTATGGACGAAGTTGTAGCACATGTAAATGCTACATATCCTGACTTTGTATACGATACAGCAATTTGTGCAAGAGACATAGGTCTTATATTAGACAGTATTAAATTAGATGTTAACAGTGGTGCTGCGACAAACTTCTTAACAATAGAAGCAGGATTGCGCTACTTCTCAAACGTAAGTGGACGTAAAGCAGTTAGTTCGCAATTAACTGAAACTGTTGCAGGAATACAACATGCACGACTAGTTGCAGACAGAGTGCTACAGCATGTAGCTCATACACCTACAACAGGAAACTCTCAAGTACAAGTTAACACAGGTGCTCCTGCAAATGCAACAGCTAGAGGCGCAGTGCTTGCAAAGTTTGATAAAATTGTTGAAATCATGCAAGGTGATGCACAAGGTAATGCTCCTGGCTTAGCATCTACAGGTCCTATAGTTGAAGGTAGCACATATACTATTGTTGTAGATAATGGCGGATTTGGTTTCTTAGATCAATCAAATCCTTCAAACTTAGATTTACGTGCAGGTAAAGTAATACGTGGTAAAACAAGCAAAGCGTTAGGACGTATTGCTGAAGTAGACAATGGTGCTAGTGAAGATACAATAAAAATGCAACTACTAGAACCAATTGAGTTCTTAGTAGGGGAAGAACTTGAATTTGGAAATCTAGTTAAAGATACACAAATTAGTATTAGAGTAGAATCTGGTATTTACTACGAACAACTACCAATTAAAGTTCCATCAAATGTTAGTATAAAAGGTGATGAATTTAGACGAGTTATAGTTAGGCCAGCTGAAGGCGTAAGTACATCTCCATATGCAAAATCGTATTTTTACAGAGATGCAACTTTTGATAATTTGACACTTACTAGTGCAGGTGTAGTTGATCCAGTGACTGGTGGTTACTACGGACATCATTATCTGTCAGATCCGACGGACATTACAAGTGCGCCAATTGACAACTCATTAATGGATGTGTTCTTAATGGGAGATGCAAGTATTTTACGCAACATGACAGTTACCGGTCATGGCGGATTTATGTGTGTGCTAGATCCTGATAACCAAGTATTAACAAAGTCACCGTACATACAGACTGCTACAAGTTTAAGCCAAGGTATAAATCAACAAGCATTCCGAGGAGGTATGTTTATTGATGCGTGGTGCGGTAATGTGCCAATGCAGGTTATAACTGATGCTTCCAATACGCCATTTAGATTAACTGTTAAAACAATTGGCTCGGGTGGGTTATTTGTTCGTAAGCCTAGCTTACCTGCCCCGTTCTATATTGATGGTATACGTTATACAGTTAATGCTGTAACAGATTATGATCAGGCGCAAGGTAGTGCAGTTCTAATATTAGATCCTACATCTGGTGCAAATAGCGGATTTACAGAAGTTATTCCAGCATTTACAGATCCGGATCCAAACGATCCGTCACAACGTTCAGGCGGTTATAGTATATTCGTTCAGACAGGCGGTAACCGTAGTATGCTTGCCAACGACTTTACACAAGTTAATGATGATGGCTACGGTGTTGTGACAATGAACGGTGGACTATCTGAGCTTGTTAGTGTGTTTACATATTATTGTCATACTGCATACTATGCAGGTAATGGTGGACAGATTAGATCACTTAATGGGTCGAACGCATATGGTGAATATGGATTAGTTGCTGAAGGTGCTGATCCTAACGAAATACCTGATGCAGTTGGATTGATTGATAGCTTCGTACAGCAAGCAGAAGTGTTTAGTAACGGTGGAGTATATACTAATCCTGTAGATCAACTATACATATATGTAACAGGCCCGTTATATACACCACATGCTAGAGGCGAAATTGAAATTGATCACGGTGGACTAATTGGCCTTACACGGTATGAAATTGTTACAATAGAAAACATTACTAATAGTGATCCTTTAATTGTAGGGAGTAATGCTAGAAATACTAATGTCTATAAAATTAATTTTAGTACAGCAGGAACAGGTGGCACAAGTGATACTGGTCTTAAAGTTGAACCTACATTAGGTGACCCTGTAACAATACGTTGTAATCAAAACTTTAAATTTGACGGTGTTAGAGAAGTGCAACCTATTAGACCTTCAACTGCTGTTAAGTTTACAGACGAGTATGTAGGCTTTACTTATAGATCTGTTGCATTTGGTGTTACAGATGGTACTGGTGTTGCGCTTACAAATGCAGACGAAACTATTGTTACTATTGACCAGACATTTGATTATCTTAGGCTTGCAGTAAAGCAAAGTGAAATAGGTAATGCAAATGCTGATAGCGATCCTGGCACAATGGGCGCAGCAGCTGGCGATACAATGATAGCTATAGAAATACTAAGTTCACAAGATGATATTGATAGATTGAATAATAACGCTCTTACTGCACTTGCCGAACAGCCTGTTTTAGGATCAGGACAAGTAAGACAAGCACCTTATATATTTGGGTGGGCAGGACAAATTTATGAAGTATTTGAGTATGTTGAAAGAACTGGGTTTGCAACTGTCAAAATACAAAGGTATGCAGGAGATAGCGTTGGCTCACAAACAGGTGCAACAGGATTAGGTGCAACTTTAACAAGAGCAGATTATGACATTACATTACGAGCTGGCTTGCAAGGTAAGGTTGATACTGCACTTACAACTGAAGTAACAAATGCAACAATTACATTTAAGATTTCAACCTGTCGTGCAACAGGACATGACTTCCTTGACATTGGTACTGGTAGCTATAATGATAGTAACTATCCTAATGTTGTACTTGGGGAACCAGTAATACAAAATAGTCAAGCACGAGAAGTTGAAGAGCGTACAGAAGGACGAGTGTTCTATGTAAGTACAGATCAAGATGGTTTCTTCCGTGTAGGTAGATTCTTTACAGTTGACCAAGGTACTGGTAGAGTTACATTTAGTGCAAGTATTGCTCTAAGTAACTTAGACGGTATTGGTTTTAAACGTGGTGTTGCTATTACAGCGTTCTTAACAGATACAGCAATGGTAGATAATGCAACAGACGCTGCGCCAACACAGAGTGCTGTTGTTGGATATGTAAACAGACGCTTAGGGTTTACAGCAGACGGTTCTGCTGTTCCTAATCCATTAAGTCCATTTGGTGGATATTTAAAATTAGATGGCGGTACAATGGATGGTTCACTCAATATGTTTGATAACCATATTATTAACGTACCCGACATTGACCCAGACTATAACGATGATAGTGTTGCTGTAAACAAAGCATATGTTGATGCAAACTTAGAAGCATATAACGAGCTTACAGAGTTACGTAACATGGAGATTGTTAATAGTACAAGCGGTGACTTATTAGTTGCTACAGGTTATTATAGAATTATAGTTGACAATACTGTTGACGGTGACTGGGAAAATCATGTTACTGAAGCATTAACAACTAGTAGCGGTGCAACAGGTGTACTAATTGACGCTGTAGATACATTAATAAGAGGTGACGCTAGAACTATTTTAACATACGAATTAGACGCAGGAAGTCCTCAGTTTCCAAACACAGACACTGTTAGTTATAGTGGCGGTGTGAATGCACAGATTATAAGTCCAGGTGGTATACCTGTAGATGAATATGCAAACGTGCATGTAGATACAACAGCCGGTGATATTGCAATATCTGTTACACGCAACGGTCCTAATGCACCAGGTCCAGACAGTTATGCAGCTCTTACAATTGAAGATGGTAAAATATTCAACAACCATGTTGCTGCAAATGCTGCAATTGAACAGTCTAAATTAAATATGAACTTAGCAGCTGGAGCAGCGGCAGCACCTACAGGAACAGCAGCGCAAATTCAAGCAGCTAGTGGTTTAGCAAGTTTTGATGAAGCACAGTTTGATGTAACAAGTGGTTGGGCAAGTATACAAGACGGTGGTATTACACGAGCAAAACTTGAAGATAGCACAGCAGGTACTGCTCTAGCAAGAGAAGCAGGTGTAGCTAATGGGCCTGTGCAAGAAGTAACGTTTGCACATATTTTTGACAATGGCGGTGACTTTACTACAACAGGTGAGGCTAATAAGGTTGTAAAGACTACCGGTACTGGTGAAGTTGTTGGTACTAGTTTTGGGATGGACGGCGTAACTGTTATAGACTACTCTGGCACAAGTCATAATATATACAGTAAAGGCGGTACTAAACTAATAGGATTAGATGGTACAACTATTACAGTAGGCGGTGACATTGTAACAGGTGGTACTGCACATAACATTGGTACTTCAAGCAACAAATTTAACACTGTTTATGCAACAACATTTGATGGTACTGCTACATCTGCACAATATGCTGACTTGGCAGAAAACTATCTAGGTGACGAAGCATACGAACCAGGAACTGTTGTTGTATTTGGCGGTGATGCTGAAATCACAGTAACTAATGTTAAAGGTGACCATAGAGTAGCAGGTGTTGTTTCAACAGATCCTGCATACTTAATGAATAGCAAATTAGAAGGTAGTAATGTTATTGCACTTGCACTACAAGGTAGAGTGCCGTGTAAGGTGATTGGTGCTGTACGAAAAGGCGATATGTTAGTAACAAGTGCTATACCAGGTTATGCTATAGTTAATAATAATCCAGGCGTAGGTACAGTTATAGGTAAAGCAGTAGCAAACAAAACAGACGGCGACAGAGGTGTTGTTGAAGTAGTTGTAGGAAGAGTTTAATGAGCGAAAAAGAATACGTTGTATCAGTAAATAGAGGTGTTGACCTTGAACAGGTAGAAGCCGAACTAACTGCATCATCTGGTTCAGGACCGATACCAAATAGAGCAGTAGACATTGCAAACCAACGTCCTGTATCTAAACGTCAAACGCATTTTATGCTTACAGAAGAAGAAGCTACAGCACTAGAAGCAGACGATAGGATATACGGTGTTGAGGAACCTGTGTATAATAGAGACGATATTACACTAGAAAGAACTGCTACCCAAGATGGAGACTTTACTCAAACAACAAGCGATAGTGGTTCTTATGTAAACTGGGGCTTACGCAGAGTAAACGAAGCAACTAACATTTATGGCAACGGAAATACTGCGCCAGGTGGTTATGATTATGTGCTTGATGGCACAGGAGTTGATATTGTTATACAGGATAGCGGTATAGAAGCAAACCATCCAGAATGGGAAGATGCAGATGGAACTTCTAGACTACAGCAAATTAATTGGTTTACAGCAAGTGGTGTCAGTGGTTCAATGCCTAGCGGACACTATTCAGATTATCACGGACATGGCACTCATGTTGCAGGTATAGCTGCTGGTAAAACATACGGCTGGGGTAAAAATGCTCACATTTATTCACAAAAATTAGATGGACTTGAAGGTAGCTCTGACCCTAACGGAGGTATTAGTTTAGACAACTGTACAGATACTATAATTGCATGGCACAATGCAAAGACAAATGGCAGACCAACTATTATAAATATGAGTTGGGGATATACAAGGACATATACGCAAGTCACTAATGGAAACTATCGAGGCAATGGATGGGGTTACTCAAATGATTCAACTGTATATAGAGACTACGGCGTTGGCCCATGGGTTTTCGGCAATTGGAAGGCCAGCATCCGTTTATCATCAGTAGATACGCAAATCCAAGAAATGATAGATGCAGGAATTATAGTTTGCATAGCATCTGGAAACCATTATTTAAAAGCTGATGTTGCAGGTGGTGATGATTATAATAATACTGTAACAGGTACAGTGCAAGGATTTTCTAGCGTAACTACACCTTACCATAGAGGTAGCAGTCCTTTCGACGATCAAGCATTTATAGTAGGCAGTATTACAGATACTTCACTAAACGGAACCGCAGATGAAAAAAGATCTACAAGCCTTAGCGGACCAGGTGTAAATATATGGGCGCCTGGACACAATATAATGAGTGCATGTAGTAACACAAACGTAATGAATGCTGTCGCTTATCATAAAGATAGTAATTACAAACAAGTTAACATAGGTGGAACTAGTATGGCAAGTCCGCAGGTAGCCGGACTGTCTAGTTTGTATTTACAAATTAATCCCAAATGGAATATGGATCAACTAAGGACGGCTATTCAAGCAGATTCTAAAGATGTTATTTACGAACCTACTACTAGCACTTATAATGTAACGAATGGTTTATTTGGTAGTGGAAATAGGATGCTCTTTAACAAGTTTGGAGTAGCACAAGACGGTACAGTTAAAAATGGGATGGCGGTAAACAATGCGGCAATTAATCTTAGAAAATAAATATATAAAAGTTAGGAACAAACATGGCAAATAGATTTCCGTTAGTATTAAGTTCAAATGAAATACGTGAACTACCTAGCATCGATGATCTAGATTTAACTGGATCAAGTATAGTTGGAGCGGATCATATATCTGCTACATCAATTACTATAAACGGAGGCTCGCTAGGTGCAGCAGTTACCTATGCAGACATACCAAATGCTCCTACACAGTTAAGTGATTTAACTAACGACATTGGGCTTACAATTAGTAGAGACTTTAATGATATAACTAGTAAACCTACTACACTAGCAGGCTACGGAATTACTGATGCTGCTACAATAGTACAAGGACAAAAAGCCGACAGTGCAATACAACCTGGAGGCAACCTTAGCTCGCTGAATAACGATACTAACTTTATTACACTTGCAGATGTAACAGGAGAAATAACTGTTAACCCTACAGGTGATTTACAAGGTAGTGTTTTTGCAGATAATAGTACATTACTCGTAGACGGAGTAAATGGAAATGTACCAAGTAGTGTAGTATCAGGTACTGAAGCAACTAATTGGGATACAGCCTATAGTTGGGGCGATCACAGTGCAGCTGGCTACTTAACAAGTGTAGCATTTGCAGATCTAACAAGTACACCTACTACAGTAGCAGGTTATGGTATTACAGATGCGTTTGACGGCACTTTTGCAAGCCTTACAGGAAAACCTAATACACTATCAGGATACGGTATTACCGCAGCGTTAACAGACTTAGGTATAGTAGAAGGTGTTAATGGACAGTTTTTAATGACTGATGGCGCAGGTAGTTTTACATTTGAAACTATTGCAGGCGGAGGCGGAGGTATCGCAGAAGTATCAAGTGATACTACACCGCAACTAGGTGGCGACTTAGATCTTAATAGTAACAATGTTACAGGCACAGGTAACATTACAGTAACTGGTACAGTAACAGCAACGGACTTTGTAAGTAACGGAACAGGTACACCAACTTTAGAAAGTGCAACTAATATTGTCCTAGATGCAACAAATGAAATTCAACTACAAATTGGAAGTGCAACTAAAGCCTCTGTAACATCAGTAGGTGTAGTAACAGATATAATGTCACTAACGCCATTATCAGCAGAGCCTGCAAGTCCAACCGCAGGAATGATTTGTGTTGCAGACAAAACAAATTGGGATCCGCTTACATCAGGAGGTTCTAGACCATATGTTGTATTTTACGATGGCGCAATTTGGACAAACTTATCATCAGTGGCTTAATGGAGAAATAAATGGCTGTAAATTTAATTAACTTAGGTAACTTTGCAAACGACGGAACCGGTGATGATCTCCGAGAAGCGTTTGTTAAAGTAAATCAAAACTTTGAAGACTTAGACCTACGTAATGACGAACAAACATCTGCAAGTAATGTAGGCGATGCAGGCACAGGTGCTGATGTGTTTAAACAAAAATTAGGATATGATCTTCAGTTTAGACGTATAAAGCCAGCTCCAGGGCAACGTATAATAGTTGAGGAGCAAGATGAAAATATATCTATTGATGCAATTGGTGGTGATTGGAGATTTGTAACTAACAGTGGTACAGATTTATTAGAAGATAGTATTGCTAATCAAATAATACACCTTAAAGGCGTACCATATCCAGATGCTATTGCACCCGGAGTTGATCAAGTATTCATAAGCTATAATGGTGATAGTGGAGAGATTGAATTCCGTATAAATCCAAAACTAAAAGCAGATACAACACCTACATTAGGTGGAAATCTAGATGCAAACTTTCACGATGTAAATAACGGTGGTACAATAACTGGAACACAATTTAACGGGCCATTAGCAGGTAATGTATATGGCATCGACGTGCGTGATTTTAATGTTTTAATTGATCCATTAAACTTTGACTTTGGTAGTGCAACAGGTGCTGCACCTAGATTGCTAGATTGGCTAGTACAAACTGCAAATGTAGACTTTGGCACAATTGAATCACCCGACGGAAGAGTATTAGACTTTGGCACAATAGTATAGGAGTGCATATGTACTGGACAGCTGAAACAGGTACAAATTTAGGTACATATCAGGAAGGCACTACTCTTGATATTGCACTGCCTGTAAACACAAATAATATTGTACAAATTAGTGGAAATATACCTCCGGGATTACGACTTGACGATACAAGCATTGTAGGAACACCCTACGAAGTTGCAAGAACAACTGATTTTACTTTTTGTCTACGTGCTTCAGGAACAGAAGACTTTGAGGATAGGTCATACACTATTACAATAGAAGGTGCTGATGCTCCTGTATGGGTAACACCTCAAGGTACTTTGCAAATTGGTCCAAATAACCAGTACTTTATCTTAGATAGTCAACCTGTTGATTTTCATTTACAAGTTATTGACCCTGATATTCCAACAGGTGAACGGTTAGAGTATTGGATTGAGGATGGTGACGGTGTGTTGCCTCCAGGAGTGCGTTTATTACCAGAAGGGCAATTAGTAGGTGTTGTTGAACCTTTACTTGCACTAGATAAAGATGCTGGTGACGGTGGTTATGACACACAAGGATACGGAGCATATGCATTTGACTTTAGTGTAAGAAGTCATAATGGGTACTCGAGTTTTTACTATGATGTTGAACTATATGATTACAGTATTAGAACAAAAGTTCCACGTAAACTTAATAGATATTATGAATTTATAGTAAGTGTATCCGACGGCGATACAGTAGAGAAACGCAAGTTTATAATTTATCTTGTTGGCGATGATTACTTACGTGCCGATAACACAATTATGCAAGTTGGCACAGGTATATTTACAGCAGATAACACTTATGTAAGAACGCCTATTTGGCTTACTCCTGCAGACATAGGAATACGCAGAGCAAATAATTATATTACACTATTCTTTGAAACTTTAGATCCTGTTAATGTAGCAGGTGATATTGGATATGAGTTACGTCCTACTAATCCTGATGGATCAACAAGCACACTTCCTCCTGGTATGAGCTTAGACTCAGTAGACGGAGAGATTGCAGGGCGTGTTCCTTATCAGCCGGCTGTAACAAAAGAATATAAGTTTACTTTAAGAGCTATAAGACAAGGTACACCAGAAGAATCATTTAAAGATAAAACTTTCACAGTTAAAATATTAGGCGAGATTGAAAGTGTTATAACTTGGAAGAGTCCTACACTGTTAGGTAAAATTAATGCTAACGCATTAAGTATGTTAAAGGTCCAAGCTAACACAACACTGCCTAGTAATTGGATTTATTATGAAATAAAATCAGGATCTTTACCTCCGGGACTAAGATTAGATCCTAGAGGCGAAATAATAGGAAATGTAAGACAATTTGCAAATGCAACTGAAGGTGGTTTAGTTATTTTTGATAGTAGCAAGACAACCTTTGATAAAGGTGTAACTACATTTGATAGGTCATATACGTTTACAATAGAAGCAAAAGACAAACTAGGTTACAGTGCTGTTACAAAAGAATTTAAAATCGTTATCAATGATCCAAACGGAACGCTGTATACAGACTTATATCTAAAGCCAATGCTTAAACAAAGTGAACGTAGTTTATTTAAAAGTTTTATAAACAACGGCGATATTTTTGATGTTACAAAACTATACAGACCAAACGATCCTGCATTTGGTACACAGCGTGATATTAAGATGCTGTTATATGCAGGCATTGAAAAACAAAATTTAGAAAGATATGTTGCAGCAGCAGGAAGAAATCACAAAAGAAAGAAATACCTATTTGGCACTGTTGAAACAGCTATAGCATATACACCCGGCACAGATGATGCAATCTATGAAGTTGTGTATGTAAATGTAGTTGACCCAGATAACACCGGTGATAAGAAAACTGCAAATAGTTTTACTAATTGGGTGCAACGTGCAATTACAGCTGATAGTGTAGAGTATAGCACATTAATGGATTCTAGCGCAGTAGGCGAAGGCGATAACGTAATAGAACTAACAATAGACAGTGGCGGTGTAAGACAAGTTGAACAGAGTAACGGTGGTATTGAAGTTATACAACGTGACGGCACAAGTGTTATTGATAAGTTTGACAACAATGGCAATTTAGTTATTGAAGGACGCAACAGTGATGTTACAGTAGAAACTAAAGAAAATGACAGTGCGCCATTTAGATTTAGACCAAATGGAAATACAATTAAAACTGATAGCGATCTAGTGCGTGTAAGTGATACTAATCGTAGAGAACGTTTTATATCAAATACAAGAAATATGCGTAAACGTTTACGTGAAGTTGGTGACACTGATAATGAGTTTTTACCGTTATGGATGCGTAGTCAACAACCAGGAACAATAGCATATCCAGGATTTACATTATGCATACCACTTTGTTACTGTAAAGTAGGAGAAGCAATAAATATCAAAGCTGCAATTAAAAACAGTCAATTTGACTTTAAAAAGTTAAACTTAGATGTAGACCGTTATCTAATAACAGGAACATTAGAAAAAGAAGATGATCAGTACATACTGTTCACAAGAAATGAATCAAATGTATAAAACATATAAATATATGTAAGGAGCAATAAAGTGAGTGATACAACTAACATAACACCAGGAAGCGTTGACATTGCCTTTCCAGTAGCTGGACAGGATAATGATAGTCAAGGTTTTAGAAATAATTTTTCAGCAATTAAAGATAGCTTAACTGGTGCAGCTGGCTACATTGCTACTTTGCAAGACCATACTGCAAAAACTGACGAAGCAAATAATCATGCAGGTAATAATATTGTAAATGCAAATTTAGTGCAAATATCTGAAAATGCACAAATTGGTGCTGTAAGTAATACAACATCTACAAAGACTTTAGACTTTGAAGAAGCTGCTTATTATCAATTAACATTTTCTGCTAATTGTACACTACAAATTAGAAACCTGCCAGGAGCATCTTCTACGCCAGCACACAGTGTAATGAAAGTATTAGTTCAAATGGATCCTACACTAGCAGCAGCGGCCGCAGCAAAGCCTGTCCTAACTTGGGATGTGGGTGCCGGTAATGTTTTATATAACGACGGAAATGCACTATGGGCAGACTTTGAACTGAATGCTGATGATAATAATAAATTTATTATAATAGAGTTTGAAAGTAATGACGGCGGGCTTACAACATTTGCTACAATAACAGGTGAATATAGTGTTTAGTCCTTTTCAAAAAGACTTAGCAGAATATAGTATAAACGAACTAGAATTAAAAGTTGCAGAATTATCACGTAAATACCAAATGTCTGCGGCAAATCCAGCAATGCAGGATCAAATTGTTACATTTATTGATATCTATAAAGTAGAATTACATAGTAGAATTGCTAGTGAGCAATTAAAAGCACAACAAACACACGATTCTGAAGAATCTCCTCTTGACAAATTAATAAATATAAACTAAAATAAGAGTATGCTTATGAAAACAGACTCTCTCGGTGTTCCGAGATTTACGAATCACGATCTTATAGATATGATTTATAGTGGCAATGTAGAAAAATGCCACGTAGTTCTATGCGAAGAATCAGATGATATAGATAAGTTCAATGCTGCTATGGAAGAACAAGGCTTTGACAAAC